CTCGCCGCACAACAGGCAAGGAATGCTAGTTTTTTGCCGACTGACCCATGTCTTCGAGCACGGCACCTAGCAGCTCTGCCATGGCATCCATGGCGCTGTCCAGCTCGTCAGGATCGTCGTTCTCGCTGAGCAGGTCGGCATACTCTTCGTCGCGTCCCGCAAAGAGTCTAGCTATCGCCTTGCTAGAGCGCTCAGCATCGCCGCTGTTCATGGCCTTCTGCCACTTGTAGGACTTCATGCAGCGCTCGTCGTAGGTGAATTCGTGGCCCTTGAACTCGATGGTACGCATTGGCTTCCTTCTCTCTGAAAAGCGCCCCTAGTGAATTGCTCACTAGGGGCGCTGTGTTGGTCGGTGTGCGATGGTCTAGGAGGTCTCGGTGGAGTCAATCCAGTCGTAGCAGCCGGTGCCGTTGGCATCGTCGTTGTAGCTGATGGTGACCTCGGTGACGGCAGAGGTGGTCTTGTTGAAGGTGCGCTCGCTGACCTCGGTGACCTTGCCATCGGGGATGTACTTGGTCCACGCGCGGTCATTCTTGAGCAGGAACAGGAACACATACTGGTAGTGCTCGTCGGCATTGCCCCAGTTGTGCTGCACCTCGATGGTGCCGTTCTCGTCGGTCACGTTGTCGTGGCCATAGGCGGTGCCAAGCACATGCTTCTTGATTTCGTGGAAGCCAACGGTGAGCGCCTCGTCCGCGGTGCCCTCGGTCTCGTCAAGCTTCTCAAGGTTCACGTCGCGGATGGCCTCGCCAGCGTCACGGTTGGGGTTCTCGGTCAGGCCGTCCTCAACGATGTAGCCAAGGCACTCCCAGCCGGTGGGCGGGTTGCCATTCGTAAGCCATTCAGCGGCGGTGTAGTTGGTCTTGGTCGGAGCACCAGCGGTGCCCACGGGAGCGGAGAAAGCATATCCGCCCTTCACGGCGCGAACAGTAGAGACGTTCGCCTTGTTGTTAGCAGCCATGCTGCCTCCTTTATTCGTCAGTGTTTATCACGAGTTGGACCACAGCCAGATAGCGTCCGTGCCCGTTTCGGTCCCATTCCTCACGGCTCATGGTCTCTAGGTCGCAGGAGCTGAGGTATGGGTGGTCCATCGCCGCCTCTTGCAATGCCTCCACGGCAGAGACTGCGATGTTTCGGGCTTCTCGGTCAGACGTGCCCCAGCAGGTGAGGTCGTAGCGCGGCCTGAGTAGGAAAGCGTCAGACTGGTCACCAGTGAGGTCAACAAGCACGTAGCGCGATGGCTTCACGTGCTCCTTGGTGGCGGGCATGTCGGTCGAGACGGGCACGGTGAGCGCTTCGCTGAGCACGTCAAGCACGAGTTTCGTAGTGTCCATTGGTTCAGCTCCTTAGAACAGACGGTGCAGGGCGTGCGTCTTGGCCTCTTTGTAGAAGCCGCCCGGCCATACGGTCTTGACCCTCGTGTGGACACGCTTCTTGCCCTTGATGGTGTCGTGCGTGTAGCCGTCACCCAAGCGGCCCTGCCAGCTTGCGCCAATGCTGTCGCAGTAGGCATACACATCATCGCCGTTCATCACCGCCTGATACCCCTTGTAGCTTGGGGAAAAGCCCTTCTTAGCCAAGGTACGCCACCCCCTCGATGCACCAGCTATAGTCACCGGGCGTGTTCATGCGTGGGTAGCTGTAGGGCTCGCCCACTACCTTGAACTGCTTGCCGCTCAGCGTGGCATCGTCTGGTGAGTAGCAGGCTATGAGGGCATCCCTCAGGTCTGCGTCTACCGTCTTGGGCAGGAAGAACGTCATGCCCACCTGCGCTCCGTAGGGCCTACCATCCTCGATATCGTCCTTGGTTTCGGGCTTCGAGGTGCCAGGTGCGTAGCAGCAGGTGGTCACAACGTCTGGGTCGGTGTTGTACTCGATGGGCACGTTGTGCCAATCGTCGGGCTCGCCCTCGTGCGCTAGCCAGATGGAGCAGGGCACAGACCTAAAGGGCATGCGGAAGCTGAGCAATCAGATCACCTCCGATTGCGGGCCTCAGGATGCGTCCCTTGCCACCTCGGATGCCCAGCAGCTTGCGCTCCTGCTTGGTGACGTAGAGGTCACCATTGGGGTTGGCAAACTTCGCCGTCTGGCCGAATGGGCCCATGGTGGCGTGCAGCTCGTCCACGCCATAGGTCTCGGATGCGCTTGCCACCATGGAGCGAATCACCATGTTTGCGCAGACCTGCTTAAGATTCTTTGCCTGCTGCTGGTCCGATATGTCTATGGTGACCATGCTTATGAGCATATTTGACGCATCCTCAAGCAGCACTTCGGCCCTTGCCTGCTCTTCTGCGGTCAGCGTGCGCCATCTGGCCTCAACGTCTTGGTAGGTCGCAAAGGCCATGGCCTACCTCCTAGCCCGCAGCGGGGGTGATGATGCCGCCGGGGTAGGCGGTGCCACCTGCAAAGGTCTTGGGCTTAGCCACGGCATAGCCGACACGGAAGGTGACGCGCAGCGCCTTGGAGTCCTGCTGCATGAGGTTGAAGACGACCTTGCCTTCATCGTCGGAAATGACGCCCTCGGAGAAAATCTCATAGGTCACGTCACGACGGATGCCGATGAGCTGCTTGGTCCAGTCGAGGGCAACCAGCTCGGCGCTGGCGTTGACCCAGGAGCCATTCATGACCTCATTGAGCTCGTAGCCGTAGAGGCCGTAGTTGGGGGTGCCGGCAATGGGCGTGTAGATGGGCGTACCCTGCTGGTTGCGCAGGCCCACAAGCTCCCACTGCATGCCAGGCTTGGAGAGGAAGCCGTTGATGCCATATCCCTGCTCGGCGACCTTCTGGCCCAGCTCCGCGACGTTCTTGGCAAGGTCCTTGGCCGCGCTGCGCTGCACGACGTTGCTAGCAGCAGTGGCCTGGGTGACGATGGCGTCAGGCCAAGAGGTGGGCTTATCGGTGCCAAAGACGCATGCGCCGTCGACCTTCTTGCCAAGGGCCTCTGCGATGAGCGGGCGAACCTCGCCCCAGAGGTTGATCTTGGAGTCCTCGACAACGGAATCAGGGATGGGGACGATTACGGCCAGTTCCTCGGCGGTGATGGTGAGGTCGCTCCAGTCGGCCTTAGAGGTGGACTTGAGGCCCGTGTCACCATTCACCCAGTAGGCCTCGGGAAGGGTGGAGAGTACAGGCTGCTTGTGCTTTGCGCTCGACATGGGGACGATGCGAGCGTGGGAAAGCATGACGGACTGCTGCGGGGTCATCTTGATAATCTCGCTGACCTCCTGATCAGGGATCATGGAAGGGGCGAGGTCGGAACGACCGATGATGTTGACAGGCATATCTGCCTCCTTGTTTGGTGATTGCTTGGTTACCTGGTGAGCGCTTCCCTGAGCCAGTCAGAGCCTGTCTGGCCGGACGATTCGCGGGGGAACAGCCCCGCCTCCGGTGCGCTCGGTGCGCCTCCCGGCGTCTTGTATGCGTCAGCGATTGCCGTTGCGGCTGCGCTAAGCGCTTCTTCGTCTTGCGCGGAGAGCGAAGCGACGATGGATTCAGGCACGCCGGTCGCGGCTGCGACCTTTGCGACCAATGCCGTGCGCTGGGCTTCGGCCTTGAGCGTGCTGTTCTCGTTCTCGATGGCGGCGATGCGCGCAGAAAGGCTCTCAAGCTGGGCGTTGGCCTCTTCCAAATCCTTGGCTGCGCCAGCGTTGGACTTGGCCCGGCTCTCGTTCTTCCTGCTCTGCGCCTTCCACTTCTCGGCATCAGCCTGTGCCTGCTCGTAGAGCGCCTTATAGTCAGGCTCCGTTTCGGGTTCCTGCTGCTGGGCGTCGATATCGGGGTTAGGCATCGCTTGCCTCCTTCTCTGCGCCGTTGCGGCGCTCGTCCTGCCCGTTTCGGGCGTTTCAGGGCATGAAAAAGGCCCTGTGCAGGGCCTGTTTTCGCTATGGCGGTGGATATAGGATTTGCACCTATGGAGCGGGTCTGCCGCTCGGCCGATTTCAAATCGGCTGCATTCGTCTACTCTGCCAACCTACCGTTACTTGTGGTCGTGCTCTCGGTGCCACTCCCTCTTGCGGCGCATTGTCTCTTGGTACTGCTTGTACAGGGCGTCGGGGTCGTATCCCTCAATCGTCATAGGGCTAGACCTTCTCGAAAGTCCCGCCGACTCCGTGTTGAAGAAGGGCACCACTTTACAGTCACACCTGTAATGAAATTTGGAGAAAGCGCCAGCGCTTTCCTCTGTGTAGTATATCGGCCCACGACTTGCGAGCATGATGCAGAAGTCGCAGGTTGTCTCTCCCTGCGGGACTCTGGCAAACCTCACATCGCCGGGGTCGGTTCTCGCGTTTTCCATGATGTTGAGAGCAACACCGCGCTTTACCTCAACCTCAAGGTGGTTCGTCAGCTCGTCAACGAGTGCGGGAACGTCCTCGAGCTCGCCATCTTCGAGCTCGCGCAGGAGCGCCAGCACAGCCTTACGTGTCCTTGTGGGGTCTCGCATGTCTTGCAACGATAGGAGGCTGTCGCGCTTTCCCGTGACGCGCCGCCTTAGCTCGTCGTAGAACTCGGCTGACACTCGCGCCCCAACGGAAGATGCGGCAGAGCAGTAATCCTCCATGATGCCGATTAGCTCTCTGCGCAGCTCTTCCATCGGCTGCGAATAGTCAACCAGACTCAGCGCCGCTTTGAGTTCGGTTTGAGCCCTTTTCACCACGCTGTTCACTGCGTTGCTGTATCCGTCAAGGTAGCTGCTCGGCACCTCCATCAGGTGTCACCCCTCCCCCGAAGATGCTTTCGATTGCAGCGTTGGTGGCCTGCATGGTCTCTGCGTCGCGGATCTGCCGCATGATGGCATCCGCCTCGTCGTTAGAGAAGCCGTTCATGACCCAGAAAGCCTTCGTCTGGGCGAAGCCAGGAACGGCAGCGGCAATCTTCACGCTGCTGTCGGTCTGCTGGGCAAGCGTCGGCATGGCGGGGTTCGGCATGTTGGCCACGATGCCAAGGTCTTGAGCGTCGATCGCGTCAAACGTGGTGCCCTGCTCTGTCGCAAGCAGCGCCGTTGCCACGTCAACGAGCACGTCCTTAACATCCTCGTTCCAGTTCTTCACCTTGAGAATCAATGGCTCGTTCTCTTGGTAAATGGCATCGCCAGAGGCTGGGTTGTCGTGCACCTGTCCAAATTGACTCACATGGATGCCAGTGGCTGCGCTCATGCGGCCACAGAGCAGGCGCCAGTGCACGTTGAGCGGTTCCATGGAAGGCTGCGCAAGCTGGCCAAACTTGGGCACGTCGCCATCTTCGTCCTTGTCGATGTTGAAGATGGCGCCGATGTAGGCGTTCCAGCGGCTGACGTTCTCGAACGGGTCACCATCGGTGCCCAGAAGGTACTTCTGGGCGGATGCGGCAAAGGCTGCTGCAATCTCTTCGTTTACGTTGGCCCTCACGGCGCTGTCGATGTAGCCCATCACTTCCTTGGTGATGCGCGAGGTGCCAAAGGGCCTATCAAGCGTGGGCTCGTAGGCCGCGAGGAACACCGGCAAGTGCCCAAGGCCGTGCTTCTCGTACTCGGCATGCCATCTGGTGCCCTCGTCGCGCTTGATCCTAATGAGGCTATCCTTGGTTGCGACGTTCACCCAATCGGGTTCGAGGTTGCCGCTCCACGTGCTCTTGCTCATGCTGACCACGAACAGCGCCGCCTCAAGGCAATCGTGCGCATCATCCCACGTGCAGCCACAGACGCTGGCAGGATAGGAGCTGACTCTTGCCTTGCCGCCCTCGTCCTTAGAGACGAAATACAGGTTGAAGCACTGTTCAAGAGCGCTCGTGGTGGCTCGTCGGTACAGCGTGCGCATGCGGTTGCGCCGTGCGATGCGGTTGAGCATGGCTTGCATGTCGGCATCCTGAGCGCTGTAGCCGTCAAAACGCGAATGCTCAACCATCACGTCAACGCACTTCTTGCCCCATCCGCAGGCTGCGTTTAGGTTCTTTAGCTCAGGTGGCACCGAAATGCCCAAGTCAACGAGCTTGTTGTGCATCGTGTAGTACACATGCCGCTTTATGTTGCCGCCGTAATGCTTGTGCCATGCGTCAACGAGCCGCTTGACCAACAGCCGATCTGGCCCGCTCAGGCCAGCGGCAGCGGCAATCTGTCCTGATAGCGTGATCATATGCGCACCACTGCCTTTCTTCCTGGCTTGCGCTTGGTTGTCATTGCACCCCAATGGGCAAGGCTCGCCGCCTCGATGAGCGTTGCGTCTGCCTTCTCGGTGCTCTGGAAGCCCCAGCCTCCGTTGTTGCCTATCCTTCGCCGTGTGGTCTGCGTGGCGCTTATGTCTAGGGCCTCCTGCCCGTAGTGCGTGATGCCACGCTCCCTCACGGCATTGAGTAGCATGCTGTTTGCCGCCGTCACGTCCCCTGCCCTAGGCCGCAGGATGCGCTTGTAGGGCACGCCAACCGACACCAGCCTGTCTTGCAGGGCCTGCGCGTTGCTCTGGCCGTCAATGACAATCTCAGCGGCCTTGCGCCAGTTGTCGGCGATGGTGTCAACGAACCATCCGATGCCGTCAGAGAGCGACACCGACCGAACCACGTAGACGAACGGCTTTTCTCCGTCCTGCCTGTGGCAGGCAGCGAGCACGCCGCTCTTGCCGTCTGCGGAGAACTTCACGGCATAGACCACGATGCCCTCACGTGACGGGTCAAGGTTTCGGCAGGCGTTCCAGTCGGCAGCGCTTATCACCGTCTCGGCACCGACAACCTTTGGCCACCAGCCCAAGTGCTCGCGTGCGAACGTCTCAGGTGCCAT